CTTTATCTTTAAGAACGAAGAGCACTTTAGTAATGAATGGCTAACAGGTACTCCTGATGTAATTACAGACCAGGTGCTAGTGGATGTGAAAAATTCATGGAGTGGCAGCACGTTCCCATGGTTCGATACTGAGTGCCCTAATAAAGATTACTACTATCAGTTGCAAGGGTATATGTTTTTATGTGATAAGCAAGAGGCACTGTTATGTTACTGCCTTACCAATACACCACATGCCATAGTAGAGCAGGAGGTAAAGAGTGCACACTACAAGCTAGGACTAATGGAGGAGAGCCTGGACTTAAGAGACCAGGTGCAGAAGCAACACAGCTTTGACCACATCCCTGATGCTAAGAGAGTGAAGACCTTTGTAATCAAAAGAGATGAGGAGGTGATAGAGCAGATCAAGGTGAGGGTAGAACAATGTAGGGAGTATTTTAACCAATTAATAACACAGTTATGAGCGCAAAAGAGAAAGCAAAGGAGTTAATCGAAAAATATCAAAAACTTGATATTGAAATAGGTGGTCAATATGATGGCTATCTTACAATGAAAATACACGATGCTAAACAATGTGCTTTGATTGCAGTAGATGAATTATTGCTTTTAATTACTTATCAACCTACTATAGATTATTGGAATGAAGTTAAACAAGAAATAAATAAACTATGAACAGAATACAATTTAAACATGAGGCGGCTATAACTGCTATGAATGCACTTATGGTACATAACCCTAGTACATCTAAACTATATATAGCTAAAGAGGCTGTACAGATGGCTGAGATATTATCTAATGAGGTGTATGGTGAAGAGATTAAATGGCCTAAAGAGGATCTTACGTTATGATCATCCTAATATCAATACTACTAGCCCCTGCGATTGTGTGGGGGTGGTGGTGCACTATAATGTATTTATTAACAATTTTAAACAATAAGTAACAATGGAAACAAAGAATAATTCAGGAGCTATCTTTAAAAATGATAAAAAGACAAGCGAAACTCACCCCGACTACAAAGGGAAGGTAAACGTTAATGGTAAAGAGATGGAGGTAGCTCTATGGCTTAAAACATCACAGGCAGGTATGAAGTATTTCAGTGCTACTTTTCAAGAGCCTTATGTTAAGCCAGCAGTACTATCACCACCTGCAGAACCATTCAAGTCAGAGGATGATGATTTGCCATTCTAATTAAATTACTATATTTGAGCTATGATATTACTAGCTCTTATTCCTTTAGCGTGGTGGTTTGTTAATTTTGAGCCTTTACAGGCAACTATAGATTATCTATTCAAGTATAAACCACATAGCACAATAGCCATACATATACACTCTGCACTGGGCTGTATTAAATGTGTGGCTTTTTGGCTTACTATAATTTGTACCTTTGATTTTATCCTGGCTTGTCAGGCTGCACTACTTGCTTATATACTAGATGAATGTTTACAGAAGCTGAGATAAAACTAATAGATGAGATAGAGTTACTACCTGAGAATATCAGGTACTCTAAGCACTCATGCGTAGCTATGCTAAAGATTAGGATTAAATATGAAGGGGTGCAACCTAGGGAGTGCTTCTGTGCATCTGTTAGGAGGAGGATATGGTACAAAGATTTTATGATATGGTATGAAAAGGCTCTTAGATCAGTACATTAGCAGGGCTTATCCCGAAGTAAGAGCTTATACAGCTTATTTTCTATCTAAGATGGGGCTGTACATAGACGCTGATACAGTCATAAATAACAGTTACCTACATGTGCTTACCATTAATGATTATGTAGCAGATGAGGATAAGGTCAAAAGCTACCTTTTAAACACTATTAAATATCAAATCCTATGGAGTACATCAAAGAGCCATAAAGATGACCGCATAACGGCTATAATTGATAACTCAGGGGATAGGATAGAGGATGATGAACTAGCAGATAAGATAAGGGAGGATAAGATGTACTCTTTTAACAAGGGATTAATAGAAATTTATAGATCAGAGATAAAAGACCAGGTACAAAAGATAGTATTCGAGGCGTTTATTGATAAGGGGTACACTACCAGCAGGGCAATGGCTACTTATTTCGATATTACTCACACCTCAGCTTACTACCTGATCAAAGATTTAAAACAAAACTTAAACAAATTACAATATAGGTATGAAGTGGAGCCATGTTATTAGTATCTTTACCCTATTAATTGCTTTGAGCTGTGGCTTAGCTTTGTTTACTCTAGATTATGAGTGGGCTAGTAGGGCAGCAGGATTATGGATAGCATTTTATTACACCTTTTTAATTATAACCGAATATGAAAACAAAAACTGAACACCTAGGAAAGTATATTACTATGTATAATGGTAATTTTGAGACCAGCTTTACAGTAACAGAAGAGACTGCTAAGGATCATGTGTATTATACCTCTAAAGGATTAGGATATCTATTTGAAGAGAGCACTCCTAAAGCAAAGTATAAAGGGGTAGAGAACGAGGAGAAATGAGACCTAAGCACATAGAAACCCCTGAGAAAATGTGGGAGCTATTTGAGGGATATAGAACGTGGTGTAAATCTACACCTAGATATTCTTACAGCTTATCTACTAAAACAGGAGAGGCTACAGCTATCCCTTTAGAGAGACCTTTAACTCAGGTAGGTTTTAGAACTTATGCTGCTGATAAAGAGTGTAGTGTGCAGGATTACTTTGCTAATACGGGGGGTAGATATTCTGACTATACGACAATCTGCTCACGCATAGAGGAAGCAATTAGAATGGATCAGATAGAGGGTGGAATGGTGGGGCAGTATAATGCATCCATCACCCAAAGATTAAACGCACTGAAAGAACACACAGATGTTACCAGTGGTGATGAAAAGATATCTGCTATAACTGTTACTATAGTTAAGTAGTATAATAATAATAATAACTATATAGTATCTAACTAGGTACTAGCTTTGCTATGGATATAAAAGCGACTGCCATCTTTGAGAAAAACTATGATGCCATCTTAGGAGATAGGAGATTCATTATTAATGAGGGTGGTAGTAGAAGCTCTAAGACCTACAGCCTCTGTCAGCTCATGATCATCTACTGCCTGCAGAACAACAACAAGGTGGTGTCAGTGATACGCAAGACCTTCCCTGCCCTACGTGCTACAGTGCTCAGGGACTTCATAGAGATCCTCAAAGATATAGGGCTGTATAAGGATGAGAACCATAACAAGAGTGAACAGATCTACACCTTTGCCAATGGTAGTATGGTAGAGTTTTTCTCAGTAGATAATGAGCAGAAAATAAGGGGTAGGAAAAGGGATATAGCCTGGTGTAATGAAGCTAATGAGCTGTACTTTGATGACTTCACCCAGCTTAACATGAGAACAGAGGATAAGCTTATCTTTGACTACAACCCATCAGATAGTGCATCATGGCTGTATGAGTTACCTGCAGATGAGAGCGTAAAGATAAAGAGCACATACAGGGATAACCCCTTCCTACCTGAAAGCATTAAGGCACAGATAGAGGATCTAGCTAGAACAGATGAGGCACTGTATCAGATCTATGCCCTAGGTGAGAAGGCTATCTCTAAGAGTAACATCTACAGCAACTGGTCCTTTGTAGCTCATAGGCCTGCTAAGTTTGTTAAGTACGTGTATGGCTTAGATTTCGGTTACAATCACCCCACAGCTTTGATGAGGGTATACTACTGTGATAATGATATCTACATAGAGCCTGTGATATATGAGAGCTACCTCACCACTACTATGCTCATAGAGAAGCTAGGCACCCTAGGGATAGAACAAACGGTTACCATCCTAGCAGATTACTCTAGGCCTGAGATTATACAGGAGATGAACATAGCAGGGTATGATGTCCAGAACGCAAACAAGGTGGTGAAGAAAGGGATAGACAACCTTAAGACCTTTGGCGTAATATGTCAAGATGATAAGGCAGTCAAGAGAGAGTATGAAAACTACAAATGGAAAAAGATAGGGGACTTCATAACAGATGAGCCTGTCAAATTATTTGATGATGCCATGGATGCAATAAGATACGCCACTACTCACATAAGGCAGGAGTATTACACTGATGATAGTTACTATGCATTCTGATACGCTACATAAGATACAGGTGGTGCAGGCATACATCCACCATAAGACCGGCAAGAGTGTACGGATAGTATTCAATAGACCTGACAGGATGCAACAGCATATGGCCATGT